ATCTAGCTCGTCTAAGCTCATTCTGACGCTTCTTAGCATCTTCTGTGTGAGTCCTACGACTAGGTGCTTCGTACTTGTAAGGCCACTTACCCTCAATGTGGATTGATTTAATCATAAGGTCTTTCCAATCTCTGCTGCTGCTCTTACGATTGCTCGGCGGGTTGCTGCGTATGGGTCATCAAGATGAGCCTCAGTTGAGAATTCCATTCCAGTCTGAACATCAGTTAAGTTGCCATCTATGTGAATAGTCATTTGCAACTTAACAGCCAAACGCAGTGCATCACCATCGTCTGTTAGTGGGTTCCAAGATGTAAACCTACGATCATCAATGGCAATGTGAAAGTGTTGTCCAAACCATTCAAAGTTATATCCAGCCGCCTTTGCAGCCAGTTCTAGCAGTTCTTTATCAGAGGTAGTCGTCATCAATCAGCTCCTGTCGTGCGCCACAGTCATCACATTGTGCGTAGTTCCAATGAGCTTGTCGATACATCGGCCCACCGCAGCACTCACAAGTCCATTCACCATCTTCGTCATCATCAGTGTGCTCAGTCTCACATTTATAATTGTCCATTGTTTTGCTCCTTACTTTAGAACCAAAGATTAGATCCCAATTCTCATTGATCTTACTTGCGTCTTCCTTACGCCTTCCTGATCCTTTACCACCATCTCCGTGTGCCATGTTATTTCCCCTTCTTGCTGACGTTACCACTGTGCTCACCATTGATATACAAATGGCGCACCTTGTGGGCTATGTCATCAAGAATCAACGTTGATTTGTTATCGACAACCCAATTAGCTACGTTATCGACAAGCATCCAGTAATGACTTTCTTCACGCATAGCCATCAATTCTTCCATTGTTGACCCTGTTTCTTCCATTTCAATCAATAAATCTTTCATTTTGCTCATTTCAACCCCCATTTGATTAACGTCATTGCTACAAGACACAATCCTACAATCATTTTCATTCCCCTTACGCTGATAAATCAGCTTTGTTGTATTTAGACAACACATTGACAATTATTTTCATGTTTAGACAACAAATTTATTGTCTTACCCCTATTTACTATTATGATTCTACTTAGAGTGTATTTTATAAGTAGATAAATAATAGTGGTATTAAACAAAGAAGTTCTTAACTTCTTAGTCAATCATCATAGCCTCTAGAGACTTCTCTATAGATCATAATGTCATCGAAATCTTCTAGGGAAGGCTTCGAGTCCATATCAGCATCAAAGTCCTCACAATCAATCTCAATATCCTCAGTGGTTATGAGGTCTTTACGCTCAATCAGCTTAGTGAATGGTCTTACATCCTCTAAACAAACTTTACATAAATCCATGTACTCAAACGTCACAGCGTTTTTCACAGTTGATTCGTACGGTGTCAGCAATTTGTCACAACAATTACAATGCATTTTAAAGCCTCTTTTAGTGTCTACCCTAGCGAGGGTATTGGTTGATTGATTTGATGGCCTTATTTGGCCTCTACGCCATGTGCGTTTGGGTTCTTTGAGCTAATCCAATAACCCGCAGAGTTCTTATCCATGCCCATAGCTAACATTTGCTCAGTTTTTAAGCACTTTCGATCAACACCGTGTTGGCCTGTCCGATGCTTATCAAAAGCGTAACCACTGTTAAAGTACTCGCCACAAGTAGGGCATTGGTTTCTATCGCCTGAAAGTTTCATTTTGTTTATTCCTTTGTTACATACCGTGACATTTGTCACATAGGAGCAGCAGGGATTTGTTGTCTCTGTGCATCGTCATAGTCTTTCTGTTGTTTTGGCGTCCATGCCTTAGGTGGACATTCAGATGGAAACGGCCAGTAAGGGTCATTCTTCATCTTTCAACTCCTCATAAGTCTGCCAAGTCATCCACAATAAGCCGATAATCACTAAAACTATCACGCCTATGGTCAAAAAGTCTAACGGGTGTATTGGTATCATGTTGTTAGCCCCTGTCAGTAGCACTGAACGTTACCAAAGTAGTCTCTAAAGCACTGTTTCTGACGCTTGAATGGGTCTTGTAAGAACTGTGGATACTGTGACTGTTGATATTGCAACTGCTGCTGTTGTTGCATCTGTCGCATCACCTCAGTCTGCTCATTTATAGCCTCTAATTGCTTACATTGTTGATATTCATGGCCGTAGCCTGTACAAAGAGCTAGTGCATTAGTGCCAACAATCGACAATATTGACATTACAATTAACTTTTTCATGATATTAACCGTTCACTTTCTTTTGTGTTGTTTCATCCTTGAGAGCATACGACACATCGTCAACATAATCAACGAAGTTATCCCATGTCCTTAACCTGTCGATTGTCTCAGATACGCTCCGAACCTCTAGAGTGCTCATGTGTTGATGATATTCCTTGATAACGTCACCACATATAGATAAAAGAGTCTTGATGTACTGGTCATTATTCATTTTGTGTTCCCTTTTAGGTGTCCAACGTACACCAATAAGGGCAGATCCTTATCTACAACCCCTGTGATGTACTTTCTCTGGAGTGCCTCAATAACGTTGATTATTGGGTGGAGCTTAGACTCTAGATATTTCCCGTCATATATCTCTGCGAGCTCTAACGTACCTACCGCCACATAGTCACTCGATGCCTTTACAGTGTAACCATGTAATGCAATCAATGCTTCGTCTTTCTTTTCTTGCTCTACGCACCATTTATATGCGATGCTGGCTTTCCATTGTCGATCTATGGACTCAGCGTCCCCTGATGGTTCCGTATCTTCTAACCAGTCTTCAAAAGCTATTTGATAGTTCATTTTGTTACATCCTTTCCAGTTGATAAAGATACATTGTTTTTTGATGCTGTGCCTCTGCATTGATAGGCTTCTTGGCTGTGATGTAAGTCACAACACCATTAGCACCACTCAACACAATCATTTGACCCTTTTTAGGAACTGTGCGATCACTGGTGTCTAATTGATTGTAGACCTCAAGTAGTTGAGACTTAGTTAAGAGACATTCAAAGAAATATTTAGACATTTGTTATCCCCTTAGAAGCACTGATAAACAATACCATCGACACATGAGCCAAGCACCATTGTGTGATCGTTGAGGTAATCCAATACAATGCGCTCTTCTTCGTTACAATCGCCATCAGCGTCACTCAGATCGATTGAGTAATCCTGAGCAATACCTACATGACCTTGGACAGTGTAGTCGCAACAGATTGCAATAACGTCAAGCTCAATCTCTTCGCCAGTGTCTTCTTCGTATGACTCTAAGTAGTCAAAGATAACCTTGAGGGCTGAGTAGCCGAATTGATCGTAACGGTTGTGAGCGTGGAATGCGTCAACGAATGATGAGAAGTTTACAGATTGTTTCATTTTCTTGATCCTTAAGAAGTTAAGTTGTTTTGGTGAAGTTAGTTTAACAGAGATTTTGCTTGATTCTGAATTATTTGCTAGGTGTTTACCCTAGGTTCAACGGGTGAGCCACACTACTACTAGTGCAACTACATAGAGCCAGTTGAGGATTGTATGTGCTAGTGTATTCATTTTGTTTGATCCTTTTCAAGTGTTGCGATCAGTTCCGATAATTCTTCCACAATCTTCCATAAGTCCGCTTTGTCCTTATCCCACATGTAATTGTCCACCATGCTTGTGTTTGTCATGGTTGATACTCCTAAAAAGATTTGTTGTCGATGCTTAAAGTGTCGTTAGACACGTTGACTATTGCATGTACCGTGCCAACTACTAAAGAACCTATAAAGTAATACTCTAGTACTACTTATTGATACTTACTAACAAGTTATCCACATTGATAGCACTAACATGGTGCATCTATGCACTGATATGATGCACTACTATGCACCATTATGGTTAGACTGTGGATAACCTACTACTTATGCACAGGTTAATAACACCTATGATTTCATAATACGATATTGTAATCTTATAAGTACAAACCCTAATACTGTCTACATAGCTACTACATAGTGGCTTGATAGGGTGCTACATAGTCCCTCACATGGTGCATAGCTAAGTAAGTACTCACTAACTTAAGACACCATAGTCACCATAGTGCCTTGATAGACGGGGGGCTAGGTAGGGTTTGTGAGTTACTATTGTGGGTACTGTCATAACTTACAAAAAAGTCAACAAAGAAAAGAGAAATGGAGACTAAAAAGACTAAATAAATCAAAGATGTTGCTAAAAAGATACACTACATAGAAATCTACATAGAAATGCTGAGATGGAATATGCTCACGGTAGCCCTATAGAGTGTCAGGTGAGTGTCTAAAACGTACACACCAGCCCTCTATAGTAAGGAGACAATCCTGCCTATTTTGTCTACAATAAATATTTTAAGAAAAGACTTGACTTCTTAGAAAAGACATGTAAAATGCTCTTAGAAGTTATACAGGATGACTTTAAAGTTTCTAGGAAGCTGTACACTAAGGGTGTATTAACAATAGTGTGGTATTTATAATACTACTACTCTATAATTATAAACTTCATTAAAACTACTTTAAATAAGTTTCATTAAAGCTTCGTTAAAGTACTTTATAGTTCTTTGTCGATTTGTTGTCTATGTCCTTAGAAAGGGTAAACATGGAGTTAGTTAAGAAATGTTCTTGTTGTCTACAAGAAAAGAGTTTGTCTTTATTTTCCAAAGATAAAAGCCGTAAGGACGGTTTAAAATACGAATGTAAGGAATGTTGTGTCTTAAGGTCAAGGTCTTGGCACAGTAAAAATAGAGAAAGAGGTCGTGCGCTTGCTTCTGAATGGTATCGAAATAATCTAGACAAGTCTCGTGCTCAGAAAGGTAAGCGTAGGGCTACAAAGCTAAAAGCAACGCCTTTGTGGTCTGACAATGAAAAAATAAAAGTTATCTATGAATATCAACAACTGTGCTCGATTGTCTTAGAACAGCAGTACCATGTTGACCATATCGTACCTCTTCGTGGTAAGACAGTGTGTGGACTCCATGTTCCAGCTAATCTACAAGTTATCCCTGCCAAAGCTAACTTAACTAAAGGTAACAAGGATTGGCCTGACATGTGGGGTACTGTTGTATGACAGAGCAAGAAACTAAACCTCGTCGGGGTCGTCCAAAGAAGACTGATCTGATTTCTAAGAAAAGAGGAAATAGGGAATTGAGGGGTCGTCCAGCAGGAGATCGTGCCATAATGGACGATTACAAAGCGAGGATGCTCAATTCACCTAAGTCAGCTAGGGTACTTGAAGCTATCTTTGACGCAGCTTTAGACCCTGACCACAAGGCCCAGAGCGCAGCATGGAAGCTCATTGTTGACCGTATTGTTCCTGTGTCTTCATTCGAACAAGTTAAGCAAGGTGGAGGTATGCCTACCATCTCAATTAACATTAGCTCATTAGGCCAACCAGTGATTGAAACCCTAGAAGACGTAAGCGATACAGAGTATAGGGACATTGACAATGGCTAGTTTGGATTGGAAACTCCTCCCTTGGCAGATTGACGTATGGCAAGACCCTCATCGTTTCAAGGTCATTGCAGCTGGACGACGATGTGGTAAAAGTAATCTATCAATTAAGAAAATCATTGCTGCTGGTCTTGAAGCTCCTACTGGGTCTGCTGTTCTTTATGTTGGCCCCACGCAAGCGCAGGTGAGGCAGATCGCATGGGAAGCTATCTTAGAGCAAGGTAGAGAGGTTATCAAATCTGCCCATGTGAACTCTATGGACATCACATTGGTGAATGGTATTAAGATTCACCTACGTTCAGCAGAGAATCCAGATACCCTACGAGGCTTGAAGCTTCACTTCTCAGTCATTGACGAAGCAGCCTTTATCAAAGATGATAACTTGTGGTCTAGGATCATTCGACCTGCTTTGTCTGACTTGAAAGGTGGTGCTTGGTTCATTAGCTCCCCTAGTGGACGTAACTGGTTCTATGACCTCTATAAGCTAGGTCAAGGTGAGTCAGATGCTGATTGGAAGTCATGGCATAAGACTACCTTTGATAACCCTACCATTGACCCCTCAGAGATTGAAGCTGCTAAGAAGACTCTTAGTTCCTTCTCATTCAAGCAGGAGTTTATGGCCTCGTTTGATAACGCTGGTCAAGAGGTATTCAAAGAGGAATGGTTGAAGAAGGGTAAAGAGCCTCAGCATGGCTCCTACGTCATTGCTATCGACTTAGCTGGCTTTGAGGAAGTAGGTAAGAACCCTAATGCTACTAAGTCTAGACTTGATGAAACAGCTATCTCCATCGTTAAAGTAACGGATACAGGTGATTGGTGGGTAGAGGATATCTTGCATGGTAGGTGGGACATTAAAGCCACTGCAAACAAGATTATCCACGTTATTAAGGAATACCAACCTATCGCTGTAGGTATCGAGCGAGGAGCCTTAAAGAACGCTGTATTGCCCTATTTGAACGATCTTATGAGAAAGACTAACATCTACTCTCATATCCATGATTTAACTCATGGTAACAAGAAGAAGCAAGATCGTATCGTTTGGGCATTGCAGGGGCGCTTTGAGCATGGCCGTATCACGTTCAATGAGGACAAGGAATGGGGTGAAGCCTTTGACCAAATCTGTATGTTCCCCACAGCAGGTGTCCATGATGACTTGGTTGACTCCTTATCTTACATCGACCAGCTCGCCGTAACTAGCTATCAGGCTGATTACGATGAGGATACCTACGAGCCATTAGACATTATCAGTGGCTATTGAGAAAAATAGTGTATGATGTGCTCTTTTTAAGGGGAAACGTATGATACAAGAAGAAATCATTGATATGGCAAAAGAGGCATACGGTCCAATCACGGGGCAGTGGTGGGATATGGACATAGCAGCTCTTGCGCGTTTTGCCGAGTTGGTAGCAGCACGAGAGCGGGAAGCTTGTTCAAAGTTAAACTTCCGAGGCTTGGGATTTAGCTATGAACAGGTTGATGAAATTACTGACCTTATTTTAGGAAATACAGAGGAATGAACGATAAAGACCCTTTAGACTTCACTGGTAAGTACAACACACCTCTTACCAAGAAGCAAGAAGAACAATTCCTGAAGTGGGCGACCAAGGAAAACAAGCTTAATGATGTCTATGACTACGACCTCCGAGGTGCTTGGAAGGCTCTTAAGACTGCTTTAAAGGTATACGATCACCCTACAGATAACTATCGAGGTGCTCGCCTTGTCTTGACCTCAGATGGCGTGGAACAAAGAGGATATATGGGAGACAGTAATGGCTGATGGTTTATTTAGCACACTCTATAAGAAAGCAGTACCTGTTAACGCTCGACTAGCCCTTGAGCAGTTTACAGGCACTACTGCCCCTATCACAGAGAAAGATTTTACTCCTGAGGAGCTTGCGGCTCTTCGTAAGGCTGTTGAAGGTACTCAGCGATTTAACGAGGATAGAGAAGCTGTTTATCGTGCTAACTTAAAGAAAAGTAAAAAAGAGTACGAGAAGAATCCTGAATACCGCTTCAGCATGGATCCTGACAAGCCTCAAGGTAAAGAACCTATTCCATACAATCAGTGGAAAGCTGAGCAGGAAAAGGCTGTAGCCTCTTTTGAGAAGAATCGAGATAAGACTTCTTTTAGCTATGGCTCTTACGATGTTAAGAGTGGTGACATGGCTGCACCTATTGGACAAAACTGGCTAGATGCTGCATACCAGTCTTACACTGATCCAGCCTTCCGTATGGCAGCTACTATAGGCAGTGCTAACTACTTTAACAAGCCCGGACAGACACCCTACGTCGAGGACTCCTATAAGTTTAAGCCTCATCCAGAAGCCTATGGCGACACCTCCAAGATGTCCACAATGGATCTTATTAGTAAGTTTGGAAATACTCCCGGAACTTTGCTTGAGTTATTAGCTTCTCGCTATGCTCCACAGCAGCGCCCTGTGAACATCTCGCTACCACCACAAGAGCCTACTAATCCAGCATACCAAGACCCTTTTGGCTTTACTATCAAATAAGCATTGACAAAAGTACCACAATGGTGTATATTGCCGCTTAATTACTATTACTAATAGAAAACCAAATACTTATGGCTATTGTTGATAACGAAAACTCAGAAGGCGCTGCTTGGGAGGAACCCACGGAGTCTGATAAAGAGCTAGTTGAGTTTGTCGTAGAGCATTGTGACTCATGGTGTAACTACCGTGACCAGAACTATCTCGATGATTGGGAGAAGTACGAGCGTCTCTTCCGTGGTCAGTGGAAGCAAGACGATAAGACTCGTGATAGTGAGCGTAGCCGTATTATCTCCCCTGCTACTCAGCAAGCTATTGAGACTCGTCATGCTGAAATCTCAGAAGCTATCTTCGGTCAGGGTGAGTACTTCGATATTGAGCAAGAGATCGTTAACGTCAACGGTCAACAAATCACTGCTGACCAGCTCAAAGCTCAGTTGATGGAAGACTTCGATAAGGATAAGGTCAAGAAGGCTATTCTCCAGATCGAGCTCATGGCTGAGATTTACGGTACAGGCATCGGTGAGATTATCCTCAAGAATGAGACTGAGTACATCCCAACTACTCAGCAAGTCCCCGGTCAAGCTCAAGCAGCCTTTGGTGTCACTGAACGTGATCGCTTGGCTGTTAAGCTTCGTCCTGTTAACCCTAAGAACTTCCTCATTGACCCTAATGCTGACACCATTGAAGAAGCTATGGGTTGCGCCATTGAGAAGTATGTCTCCTTGCACCACATCGTTAAAGGTATTGAGAACGGTACTTATCGTAAGGTAGACATCCAGTCAGTTGACCCAGATAACATCTCCTTGGAGCCTACACAAGAGGTCACTACCTTCCGTGATGACAAGGTTAAGCTTCTTACTTACTACGGCTTAGTGCCACGCGAGTACTTAGAGAACCTTGAGAATGATGGTTCAGAGGTTGTAGACTTGTTCCCTGAAGACTCTGAAGCTGATGAGTATTCAGACATGGTGGAAGCTATCATTATCATCGCTAACGGTGAATTGCTCCTCAAAGCTGAAGCTAGTCCTTACATGATGAAAGATCGTCCTATCATTGCTTATCAGGATGACACTGTCCCCGGTCGCTTCTTTGGTCGTGGTACGGCTGAGAAAGCCTTTAACATGCAGATGGCTATTGATGGTCAGCTTCGTGCTCATTTGGACTCATTGGCGCTCACTACAGCCCCTATGGTTGCTATGGATGCTACTCGTCTCCCTCGTGGTGCTAAGTTCGAGATTAAGCCCGGTAAAGCTATCCTAGTGAACGGTAACCCCGCTGAGATTCTCACTCCATTCCACTTCGGTCAAACTAACGGTGATGCTCCAGCAGCAGCTCAGAACTTTGAGCGTATGTTGCTTCAAGCTACTGGTACTTTAGACAGTAACGGTATGGTGTCTCAAGTGGCTCGTGATGCTTCTCAAGGCGGTATCTCGATGGCTGTAGCTTCTATCATCAAGAAGTATAAGCGTACCTTGACGAACTTCCAAGAGGACTTCCTTATTCCTTTTGTGAAGAAAGCAGCTTATCGTTACATGCAATATGACCCTGAGCGTTACCCTTCTACTGAGATTGGCTTCCGTCCTACAGCTACATTGGGTATTATCGCTCGTGAGTACGAACAACAGCAGTTCATTGCTTTGTTGCAGACTCTAGGCCCAGATACACCTATCCTTCCTGTCATTATGAAGGGTATTGTGTCTAACAGCTCCTTGTCTAATAAGGGTGAAATGATGGCTGCTTTGGACAAGATGAGCCAGCCTAACCCTGAACAACAACAGATGCAACAGCAACAGCAGATGCTCCAGATGAACCTTGCACAGGCTCAGGTGATGGATACACAAGCTTCTGCACAGAAGAAACAAGCTGAAGCTCAAGTTGCTATGGTTGAAGCTCAGATTGCCCCTGATGTCGCTAAAGCTAAGGTGATTTCAGCCTTGTCTAACAACTTGGATGACAACAACGAGGCTAAAGACTTCGAACGTAGGGTCAAACTTGCTGATTTGATGATTAAAGAGAAGGATATTGCCTCTAACGAGCGTATCGCTATGGCTCAAATGAGTGAGAAACGTGCTGCTAATGGTGCTGACTTCGTTAAACGACTCTCGGATGGTCTAAATAATGCTTGATAAAGGTGTAATCAACCGTATCGCCTCTGGTGACCTATCAACTCAGGAGCAATTAGTCCTCCTGAAGCAGATTGAAGCCTCTGTATTGCTCCAAAAGGAACAAGAAGAGGTGCAAATGGAGCTCGATACGCTGTCTCAGGCAGCAGATGTCATTGCTTCTCACTTAAAAGAGCACAAGAGCTATGTCAAAGGTGAGCTTGAGAAGGTTTACAGCTATGTACGACAACCCGGCCCTAAAGGTGACCGAGGGGACGCGATTGTAGGCCCACAGGGGCCCAAAGGTGACTCAATAGTTGGCCCTGCGGGTGTCAAGGGTGACAAGGGCGATAGGGGAGCTGACGGCAAAGACGGTACTTATATCGTTGATGTCTACTGGGCTGCTGATGGTTCTCTAGTCTGTGTACTCTCTGATGGTCGTGAGATTGATACTGGCCCTCTTATGGGTGGTAAAGATGGTAGTAATACCTCTGTATCTGTCTCTAATTGGTCAGGATACAGCACTGAAGAGCTTAAACAGACATTCATTGCTCATACCTTTGAGACAGTCAATAAGAACTTAGAAGCTTCTAGTGGTACTCTGGCCTACGATGCCAATGATGACCTAGTAAGCATCACCTATGCTAACGGTGTAGTTAAAACCTTGGCTTATGACGCTGGTGGTGACCTTATTTCAGTAACTTTATCAGGAAATACACCTGAAGGTATTGACTTAGTTAAAACTTTTAGTTATGATGCCAACGCTAACTTAACTGATTTCGTATATAGCTAACTCGGTACTGATGGACAATATGGAACCAACAACTACAACTACAGTACTGGGTTTTGCTCTCTCGAAAGTGTATTACTCATTAAGTGCTCTTTTCATGGCTATGGTGGTGCTATTCTTGAAGAAGAACCCTACATTGCCGGGTCATGGTAAGGTGGCTACAGGCGCTATCGTAGGTGGCGTGTCTGTGGGAAGTGCTGTGATATTTGGAGGCGCTATCGCTGTGTGGTTAGGTAAAGACCCTAACGACTTGAACACAGCTTTGGCTATTGGTGGCGCTATTGGTTTAGTCGCTTGGTTTGTTATCTATTCTTTGGTGAAATACCTTGATAAGCTGGAAGACAAGGATATTGTCGAAGCTGTGAAGGCTGTCAAAGAAGATGTTCAGTCGATCAAGGGCTAATGCAATGGCAACTACTGTTATGGCTTTCTGGTTGAACACTTGCACCTTCATTGGAAGTTCTGCTTTCTTTATTTCTATCTTTTGCTTGTTCCCTTCCTCACGTAACTGGCACTGGCAACTTAAGACAGGATTAGCACTAGGCTCAGCAGGGTTGCTGGTGCAACTTCTAAGAACATTATTCTTCGCTCAGAATGGACATTACCCAGTAGACGAATGGTTCCCTTTGTGGATATGTAAAGACTTAGGACTTTCAATGCTCATTTACTACTTCACCTTCACTCACGATAAGAGCCAGTAATGAACACCTGTGTTATATGGGCTCAAGAGACAGCACCAATGCTCCTAGATTTCATGTGTGCTTGGGCTGAATACGATTTTGATAAGTGGATGACTTTAACTTGTGGAACCTAATTTATGATTAAGACAGTCGCTATAAAACCTCAGACAGTATTCGCCAATGGTCAGCGAATGACAGCTACTCAGTTCAATGTGGTGTCTATTCAGGATAACCTCTTTGACCGTGCAATCTTTAAGTACACTCTTCTTGATGAGAACGGTACATGGGCAGGCGAGTCTACGTTTGAGCTGACTCCTGATAACTACGGTACTTGGGACACCACAGCAGAAGGTGCTTATAAGATCGTAGCTGATGGTATCGGTGTAGAGCTTGCTCCCTCAGTAGGTAAGTCTTTTACGTTCTCTGAGGTTGCCTAATAATATGGCAGCTATCTTAGTTGATGTCTTAATTTACGGAGTCCCTACCGCTATTGGTATCGGGGCTTTAGCTATGGTGGGTCGGTATTACGGGCGTAAGAAGCCTCCAAAGCCTGACGACACTACACCTAAAAATGATGAATGATGTCATTAACAAAATTTTAACCAACCAAAGGAAACAGCCATGAACGACCAAGCTATTGAGCAACAAATCAAAGACAAAGGCCTGACCGCCCCTCGCATCACGCCCGCAGATATTGACGCAGCAATCGTTGGAGAGACTTTTACCGTGCTGCCAAGCCACAAGGTTATGGTGTGCGAACTTACCCTGCGCAACGGATTCACAGTTCGAGGCGAGGCCGCAACCGTCAGTAAAGCTAATTTTGACCGTGAAATCGGGATGAAAATCAGTAGCAAGACCGCCCGAGAGAAGGTGTGGGAGTTGGAAGGATATTTGCTTCAGCAAAAATTGCATGAAAAAGCAACAATTGATTTGTTGGCAAAGCCTGACGACACCTCCAAAGGATAATGAATAATGGCAGTTACCAGTACTACCCTAGCAGGGGTTAACGTATGGCAATTCAGTGGCGCAGTTACGGACACTGAAATTAAGACTGCATGGGCGGCTTTGATTGTCAACAACCGTTACAAAATTGGTCGCTATATCTATATTGACAGCACTTGTTCGTTGGTGAACGTGCGTGGTACATATTATGTAGATTGTGAAGCTAACGGTATTATCCTACACTCTAGCCGAAATAAGACAAATACGATTTTCAACAACTTCGTACTGACTCAGACAACTGGCTTAGCTGTGGGTGCTCGTGCTAACTTTGTGCGTGTAACAAATGGTACAACCATTACTAACACTGTTGATGATGGTATTAGCATGAAGGGTGGGGCGATGCTTTACGC